GATAAGCAACTTGAAGAACAATTGCGGTTGTTGTTGCAATTGCAGCATTTTGTAAAATACCATCACCTGTTCCAGTAGTATAAATAATCGCAGTTAAACTAGATCCGTTTTGTAATGAAGCAATTAAAGCATAAGGCGCTGTAGGCGCAGCTCCTAATATCATGAAACCTGTTAAAGCAGTTGCTCCTACTGCGGAAACTAATGGTAAAGCCAGCTGAGTATTAACAGCACCTGCACCGGCTACGTCTGTTGAATCAAAAGCTAATTGAGAAACAACACTACCGTCTTTTTTAATGAAATAAGTCATCGCTCCTGTCGTTTGATCTGGTGCAGTTCCTCCATTATTAGCAAATATTTTTCCTGTAGCAGCTCCAAAATGTCCTCTTGGAAAGGTGAATTGTGTTGAATCATTATATTCTCCTATTCCGTCCCCATTATTAATTGTTTGGATAGTCCAAAGACTTGATGAATAACGCATCCTAAATGAACCTAGGCATAAACAAGGAGAGCTTGCATAATCAGCAGCAGTGATAGTTCTTAAACTAAAGAAAGAGCCCTGCGTAGAAGATAAAGTATTACCCGATTGTCCTATATTACCTGCCACAGGTGATATAGTTCGATGAGGAACACGACTAATCATGAATGCAATTGTATTTTCGCCATTTGCAGCATTGCTAACTGCATACAAAAAGAAAGGAATGTCTTCTGTTTCATTTACGCCGCTCGTTAATCCGAAAAGGCTATTCCCTAGTCCAGCTTGAGTAAATGATTGATTGGCTGTAACTGTAAAATTTAAAATTCGACCAGGGTTAGATAAACTTTGTAAGCTAACATTCGCGGCATTAGTAGAACTTAAAGCTGCTCCAGAAGCGCTTGTTACATTAAATGTAGTTCCTGCACTTTGAGATATACCTAAATTGGTTGTGATAGGTGCGGTAGAGCTAACAAATCCATTAGAATCTACACTAAATCTAGCGCTATCAAAATGTGAAACTCCATTGTCAGCCACCGTACTTGTTGCGACCGCTTGACTTCTCTGAATCTCAATTGTATATGTATTGGCGGCTAAAGAATCAGTACGAATGACATTTGTTCCAACTACTCCAGCAGCTACTTGCGCTCCGGTAACTACTATTTGTCCTGTTAAAGAAGGTAATACGGGGTTTGTTCCTGGAGGTGTACTTGCATCTACTGCGATTTGATCAATTGCTGCACCACCACCAATTAAAGAAACGAAACCATTTGCATCTACAGTGAATTGGGCATTATTAAAGGCCGCTAGTCCAACTCGGGTGATATCTGTTGCAACGATTGCAGCGGAAACTTGAACATCAATATTTTCAGTATTAGCAGAAGGAGATTCAGTGAAGATAGCTTTAGCATGAGTTGCATTTGCTACAACACGTCCATTAAGGTTAATTACTCCACCGAGAGTAGGAGAAACAGGAACTCCATCATCGCCTGTTAACATTAATAAAGGTCCCGCACCACCAGCAGTAATGAGAACCCAGTTAGCTAAATTGTTAACGATCCCGGCCAGTACGTAGACATTCTGGTTTGTGCTTGTAGTCCATAAGCTACTGATTGGATAATATCCTTGCTGCTCTTTAGGCTTTATATCTGGTGAAGCATTGATGGGTGAAATTGGATCGCGTTGACGAATATATGTAGGGACATATCTATAGTCTTGTCCGGTATATCTAGTGACATTTCTAAATGAATCTGTAGGACCGCTCATGCTCTACCAATAATATTCCAATTTGAAGTACCATCGAAAACCATAGTTAAGAAACCGAAGGCCGTTATTATCGTTTTAGTAGCAGCTCCATCAATTGTGAAGCCATTGCCATTAACAGTAATATTTCCCGTGATTGCATTTCCAGAAGAGTCTTTTACTGTGATTTGTTGTCCCATAAAGAAATCAGTTCCGGTAGAAATAGGAAGATTGATCGTAACAGCGCCTCCAGAGGTATCCACAAGAATAATTTCATCGGAAACGTTAGCCGTATATCCTGTTGTTTGTGCCAAGATAGAATGAGTTAAAATATCGCCTTGATTGACATGGGTATTTCGAAGATTAAAAGGCACGTTAACATTCGAGAGTGTTGAAATTGTCGAATTAAAAAATAGTAGAGGAGAAACACCGGGCATAGCTTCATTAACAACCAATTGATCTAAGGTAGAATTGGAAAAACCCAAGCTTAACTTATCGGAAGCTCCAGAGAAATCGATGCTTCCCATTCTTCCACAATTGCTTGCATTAATAATCAATTGTCCATCTGTAGATGTAATGACATAATTGACTAGCATAAAGGAATTGGAAGCCTGAATAGTTACAATAGCTCCATTGCCGGATTCCATATTTGTATTTCCGCCAGCTTGAATGGTGCAACTGTCACAATAAATCGATGCAAGGCCAATATTAGCTGATGCAGAAAACAGAACACTCGTGAAAGGAACATCTTGAACAAAACAATTTTCAAGATTCATTACAGCAAGAAAAGTGCCAGAAGTATTACCCATAAAGGTTCCAGGGCTTCCGGTACCATAAGTAATCAAGCAGTTGTTGCAAGTGACATAAGATGCGCCTGTGGTCAAAGTAAAATGAAATGCTACTGCTGTACCTGCATTAACTTGGATATTAGTCATTTTGAATTGGCTATTATCTGGAACCCCAATATTTCCTGAGATTATCACTGGCAAGCTAGCACCATTTTGCGTGGCATCTTGAATAGTAGCGTTAGCTCCCCCAAAAGCGAATAGATTAGCTCCATCCGGTATGGTAAGAGTACCTCCACTTGGCGTATATGTCCCTGGCTTAATCAGAAAATGCATTTGATTATTAGCGTTCATTCCTGCGATCACTGCGGCGGCTAATGCTGCTTCAATACTTGTGAAATCGCTATTAGTAGCTCCAACGATGTAAGGAGATAATGTTGCCGCTGAACCTGTAGCGGAAATAGTGACTGTGCTTCCTGAACCAGAAGTTGTGATGCCTGTGCCACCAAGAATGTTTATATTATTAAGGGCTGGAATGGCCGATCCTGTGTTTTCTGTAAACGTAGTCGGAACTGAAGGAGGTAATGTCCCACCAGAGCCACTAAAGATATCTGCATAAATCGTCATGTTATAGCCCAAAAACTGTTATTATTAAGGTTCCTGTTCCCGCTGCACCTGAAACTAATTTTGCCATATAAACTGTCTGACCTGGCTCTGAGGCGCCGGCATCATTGCCTTGCACAAACCCTTCCCCTACAGAAAGAGAACTTCCCGCTGGGATATAATAGGCATCGTTAGTTGTACCATCTGTGACGTTAACGTCTGTTGTGGTAGCATTGACAATCGCTATTTTATAAGCTGGTATTGTTACGACTGTTCCTACAGCTTGATAAGAGGTGGTTAAGGTTGCTCCTGAGATGGTCCTAACCTTACGCGACATTAATCTTCCTGACATAGAACCCTCTTATGCGTTAAGTATTAAGAAGTCGATTTGGATATCTGCGGTTGTTGTAGTAGCTCCAGTTCCATTTGTAACCACGATTGCTAATGAACCTGAAGAAGCAGTTTTGCTCTTAATGCTTAAAGCGGATCCTGTAGTAGCACCGCTCATGCTTAGCATAACTTCGGTTGTAGAAGCTGTGATTGATGAGTTAGTGATTGTCAATGTTAAGTCTGCTGCCGCTGCGATAGAAACTGAAGTAAAAGTTGCTCTTCCAGATCTTCCATTGACTACTACAGGAGATGCTGCTACTCCTGATGCTTGGGCAGAATTAAGAACAATACCCGTTCCGGCTGCTGTACCTACAAAGTTGCCATTGGTAGCTGTAATATTACCTAAAGTCGCGGTGACAGTTGTTGTTGCTGTAATACTTCCTGGAGCTGTAAAAGCAGATGGAATGCTAAAAGTGATTGTAGATCCTGAGCCTGTCGATGTGATTTGGTTTGCGGTCCCCAATAGGTTCATGTTCCCGGCTGTCGGAAGTAATGCGCCACCTGTTCCACCTGTCAAAGTCTGAATATCGCCCCCTGTACCTGATCCTAATGGTGTCCAAACGCCTGGAGCCGTGACTAATTGATAAGATGTGCTTGTGGTTGTGTTGATCCAAATCGAACCGATCGGATATTTCTTATCATTAGTGGTAGGAGCACGAGTAGATTTGATTAATTGCCATCCGCCAACGGGAACGACGATATTTAAACCTTCATAGGATTGCGGCTCACGGCTATTGCCTAGTGGATTTTTGCCAGTCATGGATACACCTCATAGTGTTTTTGTCAGTTGTAAAATAAAATATTTACTTTACATAACAATACAAGGCGACGCCCGGTCAGTCAAGGAAATTAAACTAATTTTTATGACTTATGCTAAACCAGAGAAACCGCTATACTTTTGTTAATCTGGAGAGATATATGAAGAATGAAACGAAGAGTGTATTAGTTATCTTAGGCACAATTTTTGGTGTAGTATTTTTTCTTTTCATTTTTTTCCTTAAATTGATTTCCCCAGGATATGTCGGCGTAGTCGTGAATTACTTCGGAGATGCGCAAGGTGTTTCGCCAAAAGAACTCCATACCGGAATGCACTGGATTGCTCCCTGGAAAACAGTCTATGAGTTTCCTGTATTCGAACAAAATATAACCTGGGAAGATGAACATGGGTTCAATTTTCAAACCAAAGAGGGGATGGCTGTTGATGCTGCGGTTGGCATTACTTTTCATCTTGCTCCTGAATCTGTCCCTGGCATTTTCCAAAAATATCGGCGCGGGATGGACGAGATATCCCATTTGTTTGTGCGTAACTACATTCGTGATGCTATCAATTCGGCAGCTAGCAAAATGGCGATTGAAGATTTATATGGATCGGGAAAAGAGGAATTCTTTAAACATGTTCAGTTGGCCGTCCAGCGAGACCTCGGTGCCCTGGGTATACATCTTTCTCGGGTTTATCTCATTGGAAGATTTGGATTCCCCCCAAGAGTGATTGAAGCTTTAAATGCCAAGATTGAGGCAACACAGCGCGCTCAGCAAAGAGAAAACGAGTTGAGAGAAGCCGAAGCACAGGCCAAGAAAGAAGTTGCGAAGGCAGAAGGGCAAGCTAGATGCGTTATCCTCCAAGCGGAATCGGAGGCGAAGGCAAACTTGGTATTAGCTCAGTCTGTCACATCAGGATTGATTCAATGGCAAGCTGTTCAAAAATGGGATGGAAAATTACCTATATATATGGGCGCAGAAAATATGATGATACCCTTTAAATAACAAAAAAGCTGAAAAATTGAAAAAGCATAAATTTATTCTAAAGAAAACGCAGAGAGCTTTTGTCCCGATAGAGTGGGATGAAAACGAAACTGTCGGTGATATCACTAAGAAGATAGAGGCAATGTCCGAGGAAGAACTTGGTTTCTCGGACCCTACATATTCCCTTGAATTCATTGTGAAAGAAGAAGGCAAAGTAAGCAAAGTTATTTGGGAGTCGAATTCTTAGGCTTCTTTTTGTGCATAGCTACTAATGCTAAAATGATCTTAGCTAGAGCGTTTTTTTGATCTTTCATTCTTTTCCTTTTTCTTTTTTTCGCGTTTTGCCTTCTCTGGTTCAGCAAGCAAGTCTACTAATGTTTCATACTTACGTACATATTCTTTTCCTTTCCCGCCATATTGTTTCTGAAGATCTCTAATCAACTGAGAAAGTCCAGCAAAGCGCGATCCTTCACCCGCAGACCATGCGCCATAGAAATTTTCACCTGTAGTCTTAGCTTTAAACATAGAATTCTTTAGTTTATCGGCAAATTCTTTTGGGATATCTTTGTATACATAAGCAGCTCCATTATGTGGACGGAAAATCAATTCATTAGCATCGGCGTCATAGCCAGCAAAATTAATTACAGAAGAACGTGCTTGTTCGGGAATTGCTTTAACCAAATTCTCATAGAGATCTGCTAAATCAGGTTGGTTAATAGGAATTTTTTCTAATTCTGATTCTTTTCTGGTCTTTATTTTACCGCCAACATCAACACTTGCAATTCCTTTATTGGTAGATTTAATTTCACCAATATCTCCTTGAGGAGTCAAAACCAGGTTACCTTGTGTTTCTGTAGTAGGCGCAGATTCAGCTTTCGGGATAGGCTCTATCTTTTCTTTAGGCGCGGGTCTTTTGAAGTTTTCGAATTCTCTAGAAGATTCTCTTAAAACAGTAGGTAAGGCTGCACCTGATTTCTTTTTCTCCTGGAATATGTCATAGAACTTTTGGAAGTCTTCACGAGAGTTAATATCCCCTGTAGTGCGCATATTTTTCGCTATCTTAAGAAAGGCGGAATTATCGGCGTCAAGACCTTTAGATTTATTTTGTAGCATCGCATTCCAGAGAACATCGGCATTAGATTCAATATTCTTTACTGTAGGCAATTCTTGTGTTTGATTTTTTATTTCGCCAGTTTCATTTTGAGTTGTATTTTGATTCTCTTTTTTTAAAAATTCAATTAATTCTGCTGCTTTAGCATATCCAATACCTAAATGTTTACTAAGTCCATGCACAGATCTATCACCAGAATGATAGTAGTTTCTTGCGTGCGCTAGTAATTCATTTTGTGGAGAAATATTTGGTTGTTGATTCCCTTGTGCTTGTTGTTCTGGTTCTGTTTGTTGCGTATTATCTAAGATTGGCTCAGAAGGCTGTTCTTTAGGTTCGCGGTATCTATCAATTAATGTTTGAGCTAAAGGTAAAGCTTTCTTTGCAGCATAGGCTCCCAATCCTGCCATAGCTAAGTTCTTTCCAATATTAGGCAATTGAGTTTGTGCAGACGATTCTAAGGTAGCTTGCTGGGCTTCAATCAAAGGATTTCCCGATTCAGGTTGCTGCGATAAACGTTTTTCGATATCAAAAAGCTTTTTTTTATCTAAGCCATTAAATTGCTTAAGGATTTCCTCTGTTGAATGACCGATCTGTTTTGCTTGCTTAAGGCGTTTACCTATAGATGGAAAAGAATTAGCTAAAAATTCGAAAATCTGTTCTGCGCCATATCCTGCGCCCAATGCCGATATAAAATTCATTATGAACCACCAAATAAAAGCTCATTTAAATTCCAAACACGGGTCGGAAATTGACTCATAAACTGCAATTCTCTTTGTTGATAAGGATCTAATTTAATTTCGTCATTCTTAAGCAAATTGTTCAAGATTATATCGAACTCACGCCCATTCATTCCTTTGTCTAAAGCAGCATTTCGAAGGAGAATTAAAGACGATCCCGGAGTAAATACATCTGGACTTTTCGGGTTAAAAGATCCTGGAGTAATGTTATCTTTCAAGAAATCTTGCCATCTTGAAAAGACTCTTTTATTCTCTTGTTCTGTTTTCTTTATTGAAGATGGAGAAATGCCAACTTCTTTTCCAACTCTTGGTAGGTTATCTACTTTAGATTTTAATTGAGGAGAAAGTGGATTAGTAATCTTAGCGATTTCGGATTCTGACCATCCATTTTTTGCTAAAGATTCCATAACTTTATCTCTTTGCCCATAATCAACTAGAGGTTTCGCTTTCTGCTTCAATGTTTCAATGGAAGTATTATATCTTTCAGGAAGAAATATAGGATTAGGTCTAGAGGAACTTTCTTGAAATGCCGCTCGATTTGCCTGAAGCTTTCTTACTTCTTCGGTAACTTGCTTAGCTCTTATATTGTCATTAGCGATTTTCTTAAATTCCGGTCTATTGGCAATTGTTTCTGCGATAGCGAGATCATCTCTGTTGCTATCATTCAAATTCAAGTTTTGCTCTAGGATCTTTCGGAATTGTCCCTGCCTATTTGCCGAAGCTTCTGCAATAGTTGATTGAGCTGCGGCCCCAGAAATATAGTCCTTCAGTTGTTCTCTTGAGCGATCATTATAGTTTTGCATGAATTTTGCACGTGGAGATTCTGGTAAACCACTTGTTAGATCCGCCCTTTCAACTTCAGCAATTTGCTCAGGAGTATATTGTTTAGGTACTGGTCCTAGACCTAATGCTGTTGGTTCTAATGTCCCTTGAAATAAATCAGGTGTTAATGCGGGTTCGGGAAGATTAGGATATTGCTTGCGTGCAGCTTGATAAATAGTATCCGCAGAGGCATTTGGAGGAATATTTTGTGTTTGTTCTGGGGTTTGTCCTTGAGGGTTTTGAGGCGCAAGCTGTCCAGGTTCACCAACTCCAGGTTGACCAACATTGTTTAAAGTCTGATTCTTTATCTGTGTCAAAAGAGGTTGATAAAGAGCTGAGACGATTCTTCCTTGATCTGGGAGTCCTGCGGTAGCCGAAAGCAAAGTCTTCGCAACATCAAAAGGAGAGGAATTCTGATTGAGACCTCCAACTTGGCTTAAGGCGTTCTGTAGTTGGCTTCTTTGAAATTGCTGATTCAATAGCGTCTGACTACCTGCTTGCGCACCTTGACCAATAGCTTGACCAAGATTTGAACCTAAACTTAAAGGAGTCGGCAAATTAAATATTTGTACCATATAAAACCTCTATTGCAATGCTAAACTAGAAAGACCAGGAGTCCCGCCTTGACCGAATTGAGTAGGCCTCTGAGATTGAGGATTTCCTCCACCAAACATATTTCCTAAGCCACCGAAAAGCCCAGCGAGAGGACCCATTCCTAAGCCAGAAGCTAAGCCCAAACTAGAGCCGAATCCTTGCGCTAATCCTCCAAGTATTCCTTGTGTTGGAGGCTGAATCCCATAGGCAAAAGGCGAAATCTGCGAAAAAGCTGCCGTATTACTATAGGGTTGTTGAGCATATCCTAAAGCTTGTTGAGCGGCATTTCCTTGTAAGTTTGCGCGAAGTCCGGCTAAATCTGTAGATAGATTGCGACCAGCTTGAGCTAAAGAATTACCAAATGCTGATGAACTCAATGCAGAGCCCCCCGTTCCTGCACCTGCAAACCTTTCCGCGATCCCAGGAGCAATCTGTTGTTGGAATTGCTGTATCAGAGGATTTTCGAATGCCTTGAAAGCTTCAGGATTTCCCGATAAGATGTTTTGCAGATAACTTGCGCCACTTTGATATAACGGAGTCTGGTTTATCGGATTCTGAATCGCACCTTGAAAGGCCTGCTGTTGATAGGGAGCCATCGTAGGCAATTGCTGTGTCTTGGTATTTGAACCGAAGAATTGTTCTAGTAAGCTTGGCATAATTACCTCAAAATACCTTTAAATAGTTTAGCGTGACATAACAACGGGTGAAATTGGTCCTATTACTTGTCGTCGTTATATTAACATTTGTTGAATCTACATACAAATTAATTGGATCCGTAATATTTCCCGCGACCAAATCATAGTAGGCTCCATTGATAGAAATCGCCTTTTCAGCCCCTTGAGTTGGATCGAAAGCTGTGCCATTGATTTCCGTGAAAAACCATGTCGAAGGATTTACCCCATCATCCAAAGTAAGCCCATGAGGTACACTTTTTATTGTATTATTCGGGAGAGGGCCGAAATCAATAACTTTACGAAACGCATAACGAGTTTTAATAGCCGAACCAGCGGGCTCAACACTAAACCACTGCTGCGCCGAAAGAATTTCATTATTTTCATAGTTTCCGTTCTCCTTTACGTTTAAGATTGTACCTGTAAGTCTTTCTCGTTTATTTACAAATTCATGGATGCCCTCGATCGTCTTAGGAATCTCGAACTGTGGCGGCAAGTAGCTTGATTGCGAATTTGCTGGCCCGAACGTCATTGCTTAATTCTTCCTTCCATGCGAGTGTGCATGATGATCCCTTGTATCTCGAAATCGCTTCCGCCAATGTCTTCGTCGGCTAGTTGCTCTGGAGTCAATGTAATCGTGATCTGATGATTTCGTGCGACCATTCCGAGGAAAACCCTGATATACTTAACTTCGCTTGAACCTGGTAAGCCTACATTATTTGTTTGAACTGTCTTAATCAGCCAAGGATCGTTTTCGTTGTTATCAATATAATTGTATAGTGTGATTTCGCCATTCGAGGTAGTTGTTGTATAAAGGTCATAATAGGCTAATTTGCATCTGCGACCTTGCTGAAAATAAGGATTGATGACGTTCGTGGTAATGCTGAAGTTATAATTTACCCCATTATCTGTAGAAACTTCGGAATCCATGATCTCCCAGACGCGGCCAGTTTTATCCCCGGCAACAACCAAGATTGTGTTTGATTGATCTAGCGGAGTATCCCAGGTAGAGGTATCACCATCCCAGATGGAAGTCCAAGTTGACCATGTGTTATCGGTGGTCTTTTTGTAGTTTCCGAGAGTAGTGAAACTCTGAGTAAATGTCGCCCAGGTATTGTCCACATAGTTGTAGCAAAGGATTTTATTCGGGGTCTGAGCATTATCGGCCTGATCTCCATAGATCCAATAGACGAGACGTTTCTGGAAATCGCGAATCCCTTGAATACGATTTAACCCTTCCCCGATCTGTCCAGCTTCGAAGCTATCAACGAAATCCGGCACAAGTAGATCTATACGCTCAACGCTATTGAAAGAGCAGCCCACAATTCCGCGACGGCTTATTGTTAGTTTGCGATCATCGAAAGGCACATCCGAGAAAGTTCCTTCCGAGCCAAGCTGATTGTTTATGCGTTCCCAGATAAAAGGCAATGTCTCGTTACCGGTATATGTGAGACGCCATGTTGAAAATTGGAAGCTTACGATCAAAGTATCTTGAATTATGCTAGCACTTATAATTCTCTCGGAAGTATCTGCATCGATAAAACCGCCTCGACCAGGGATATCATCTCGCCAAGCGTTTGCATCATTCGAGAAACCTGTAGGAGCATTAGCCACAAAAGGAGTACCGATCTGTGACCATCTTGCTCGAGAGAAAAAGTTTTGGTTGGCTTGCCCTGGCGGCGGCGCATTTCCTCCTTCAAGAGTATTTAAAACGACAAGTCGCCCTTTATATGGCAATACAATCAATGCGGAGTTAAGATATCGCCCAGTACTCAATTGTGGTTGAAAGTCGGACCATCCTGCTGTTAGGCTTCCATTATAGAAACGAATGCCTGTAGGTTGAAGCGTAGTGTTTGCGATGTTATTTGTCGCCCACATGACAGTTGCATAATTGCTTGTGTAAAAGAAATTATCCTTAGTCCCCTGCCAAACAATTGCCGCTGTAGTTGTATCAAAGCTAATATTATCTAAGACATTTGTATTAGGGTTAAACTGAAATGCTTGCCGCGGAGTGAACACAATAAGCCGCTCATCTCCTGAAGACGAAATAATGAAGATCCTTGTCCCAA